AGCTACGGTACCAAAGCTATTACTCCAGACTTGATCTTTAAGATCGAAAATGCTGGTGCCAGCGAAATTGTAGCTTAACTAACAAGAAAGGACTCAACTTATGAAATATAAACTGAAGGTAGAACGCGAGTTTCGCGATAAGAACACCAACAAAGTTCATAAGGTTGGCAAGACTCTTACCGTAGATGAAGTTAGAGCTAAAGAGCTTCTAGTCCATCCACAAGGAATTGTCAGCATTCTAGAAATGCTAAACACTAAGCCCAATGATAAGCCAAAAACGTCAGATGAAACTGACAATGATGGTAATGACGAAGGCAAAAATGAGCCAGAAAAAGATGGTGACGGCGAGAATGAGGGGAACAAGGGCTCAGAGTAGTTGAAGGGTAAATATGCTGAATTACGACGATTTCATAGAAGCTATGGCTGAAAAAGTTGGCATTATCAATCAAGATAGCACCAATGATGCCGACCTCCTCAAGTATGTTTGCGAGGAGGTGGCAGATCGTCTTTCAATCTATCTAAACCTACGCCCGAACGAAGAAGACATATTTGAGTTTGATAAGAGGCTAGTCAGGATTGGAGCACGGATCGTCAGTGGTATATTTACCCAAACTAAGACCAATATCTCTGGTACTGATGTGGACACTACTATCAAAAGTATCAGCGACAACGGTCAGTCTATCTCATATGGTGATAGTGCGAGAAACTATCTAGCCACCGCCAGTGATGGTGAGCTATTTAACGGCTGCGTTGAACTACTAAAACCATATCGGAGGGCTCATGTTGTTTCCTAGCTCAGCTAAACAGACAATTTCTAAGGCATTTTACGACAAGGAAGTTACCGTATTGGAGAAGCAGGAAGCATATGACGCTGAAGGCGGTCTAGTTAAAACTGGAACCGCTATAAAGAGCACTTTTACAGGAAATGTGAGGTTCGTTTCTTATGACGAAAGTCAGCAGGAAAAAGGGATCGTGAAAGATATTGATATAGTCATTACATGTCCTACGGACATTGTCGTAGAGGTTGGAGACTTGCTGCAGTATCAAGGCTCCAAATATGTTGTAAGTAGTCGAGTTATAACTGATTCGCATATGAGGCTAGAAGGTAAAATATGGCAAATGTAACGATTACTATTTCCGGCATCAAGAACTTGCAACGCAAACTTGGAAATATGAAGAGCCAAAAAGCAACACGTTTTGCAGTTTCTCAGGCAACTGCCCTAGTAGAGGGGGCTGCGAGGGCTGGGTGTTCTGTTAAAACGGGCGGGTTGCGCAACTCTATTCATATGCGTATTGAAGAGAGTGAACGCAGAGTTGTAGGTATAGTTTATACCTCGATGGAGCATGCGCCGTTTGTTGAATTTGGCACTGGGGTTCGCGGTGATGGTAGTTATCCATATGAGAAGCAGGCAAATTTAACTCTGTTCTATGATCCAGAATGGCCAGGACAAGTTGCTCAACCATTCTTGGTGCCGGCATTACTTTCAAACAGAAACCGTATCAATAAGTTAATTGCTGCAGCCACGATTAGTGGCGTAACGGGAGGTAAATAGGATGTTTACGCCAAAAGTTCAGCTTCAAAAAACGCTTTCCAGTCTTGGTTATTACTGCCATCAAGGAGCGCAGGCTTCCTTCTCTGGCAACGAAATTCCCGCGATCACATTTCGAGTTGATAACAACAGCGTTAATCTTGACCTCAGCAACGAGATTGCTAGCCAAGATATTAACGTCGTAGTTGATATATGGGCAGATGATAGCATAACGGCTTCGCAAGTTCTATCTGAAGTAGAGGAAGTGATGAGGTTAGACGGCTATCAGATGACCTATTCGGCAGATGTGTCACAGCCAAAAGGCTGCCTGTTTCACATTAACTGTCGTTTTATTACCGTTCATGTTGAATGAACGCACTGCTAATTTCTAAAAGGAGAAAATATGGCAGGTTCAAAAACTATGGGTACAACCCTTACTATCACCAAGACTGGTGACGAAACTGAGGATCTCGTAATTAAAAGCCTCACATCTATTGGTGAGCTTTCTGGCGAGCGCGAAGAAATTGACGTTACTACGCTCGATAGTCCTAACGGTGCTAAAGAGTATATCTCTGGTGCGGTCGACTGGGGATCTCAGGAAATTGCTGGCAATGTAACTGATGCTACACAGTTAGCTAAACTTCGCGCGATTTTTGACTCTCAGGCTGTTCGTCAGTGGACCATCAAAACTCCAGCAGGCAATATTGCACGCTATAACGCCTTTATTGGTTCGTTCAAATATGGTGAAAAAACAACCGATGGGCTTGATACGTTCGGCATGACCTTGCGTGTTTCTGGTAGTGTCGAATTTAACCCAGAGAATGAGCCAGCAGCCTAGAAAGCGGCGCCAGTGGTCGCCTCGTAACCACTACTAAGCAAAACTTAATTAAGGAATTATTTATGAAACTCGACTATAAAGCCTCGAACATTGCCAAAACAGAGCGCACATATGGAATAAACTTTAATAAAGTGCTTACGACACTCGATGACCCATCCATGAGCGACTTGCTATTCTTGTTTGAGGCAGGTGGCGGAAATGAATCAGACTTTGATGCAGCCTTTGCGAAAGGTTATGATAATGCTCTAACGATTATCCTAGAGGGGATTATCTCCGCTGGTTTTTTAGGGAAAGAGATTACTCAAGAGGCGAAGCTAGCGTTGGCAGACTTGAAGAAAGAAATGAAGAAAAACACGGAAAATGTCAGAAAACTTTTACAGAATTCTGGCGAAGTAACCAAAAATTAGCATTTCGGATAGGGTTACACTTATCCGAATTTTGGGAATTAACTATTGGCGACTTCTATGATTGCATTGACGGTTACTCTGAGCGCATGCGGGACGAGATGAACTTGCAGGATAGACTTAATCACGTTCTGAGAACTTACATCGCAGTTGGAGTCAACGATCCACAAAAATACCCAGAAAAGCCAATTTTGAGCACGGACATCAGTAATAAGAGTTCCGGTTTTACATCAGATGAAAGCTTAGATGCCTACATCTGCAGCCTTGCTAACAATGTGAAAGGTTGATAATGGCAACAATTGACGAGTTAAGCGTAAGGATTAGTGCTGATTCTAGCAAGTTGACGTCTGAAGTCGGTAAGGCTGAACGAAAGATCTCTGATTTTAGCAAAAGTACAGAGAAAGCTACGAAAACTCTATCGACCGGCATGGTTGTAATAGGAACTGCTGTTGGGAATACTCTTGGTAATATAATTTCAAAAGCGTTCCAGTCCATTAACCAGCATATGGATGGCGCTGTCAGACGTTTAGACACGCTCAACAACTATACCCGAGTAATGTCGAATCTTGGCATTGCTGCTCAAGACTCTAATAAATCATTAAAAATCCTTGATGACGGTATCACTGGTTTGCCCACTAAGCTTGATGATGCTGCTTCGGCAACACAACGTCTAGTTGCCACAAATGGTAATATTGCCGCCTCAACAGATATGTATCTAGCGCTTAATAACGCTATTCTGGCTGGTGGCGCAGCTATTGAAACTCAAAATACCGCGCTTGAGCAGATGATGCAAGCCTACTCCAAAGGTAAGCCTGATGTCATGGAGTGGCGTGCATTTCTGACGGCAATGCCAGCTCAGCTCAAGCAGATCGCGACAGCTATGGGATATACGTCTACTGCTGTTGGCGGAGATTTATACAATGCACTTCAGTCTGGCGAGGTGAATATGAATGATTTCATGTTTACTATCATGAAGCTTAATAAAGAGGGCGTTGCTGGGTTTGCTAATTTCGCCACACAAGCTCGCAATGCTACTGGTGGTGTGGCGACTAGTATAACTAACCTTAAAACAGCTATAACGCGTGGCATAACGCAAGTTTTGGACGTACTAGGTCAATCCAATATCGCTGGATTCTTCAATGGCTTATCTAAGGCTATAGGAACAGCGTTCAGCTATGTTGCTGCTTTTGTAAAAATCGTTAAAGAGGCTGTAGCTTGGATTGGTGCATTATTCGGTGGGTCTGGGTCTACATCTGGACTAGTAAAAGAAACTGGTAGCGCTGCTACTAATGTTGATAATATTTCGTCTGGAGCAGCAGGCGTGGCTAGCGGTCTGAATGATGCTAGTAAGGCTGCGAAAAAGCTCAAAGGTCAGCTTGCTGGCTTTGATGAAATGAACGTCCTTAGTCAGCAGGATACCAGTGGTGGTGGCGGGTCTGGCAGTGGTGGTTCTGGAGCTGGCGGTAATGCGGCTATAGGTGATTATGCGTGGGATACATCTGCCATGGAGGTCGCTACCGACAAAATCGATGCACTGGTGGTGAAGATTAAGAAAGCCTTTAAGGATCTTTTTGGCGAATGGGATTTCAAAAAGATAGGTAAATCACTCAAGCAATTTTATGATGACGTGAAGAAGTTTTTCGGCAATGCTGGAAAAATTATTAAAGATGTGTGGCAGAAATACTTAAGACCATTTATACAATGGTCTGGGGAGAGTTTGCTGCCAGCAACTTTGAACGCTATTGGTGGTGGTATTAGGCTACTTGGTGAAATAATCGGAAACGTGTGGGATACGTTCCTGATGCCATTCATTGACGCTTTTCTTGTACCAATCGCCCAATTCACTGGCGGGGTCATTGTTAATGTTCTAAATGGAGTTGGTAATGCCTTGCGAGGTATCGCCAACAACAGTGCTGCAGTTGAAACTATATCTTTAATCGTCAAAGGCTTTATTACTTTGATTGGACTCAATCTCGTTGCCGGCTTCTTTACTGGTCTAATTAATGCTATCACTGGTGGCAGTATCGCGATGAGTGGATTTCTAGGAGTATTGTCTAAGACAACTGGTGGCTGGGATTTATTTAATAAAGCTGGTGCTACTGGGTCGGGCATTATAAACTCTCTCAAAGATGGCGTCGGCAGTGTTGTTGGTAAAATCTCTGCGCTTGGTGCTCCTCTTGCTAATGCAGCTAATGGTTTTACTGGAGCAGCTGCTGGGTCTCAAATGTTTATTTCTTCACTTGGCGCTGGCTTAATAATCATGGAAGCGGTAGTGGCTGTAGTGTTGGCAATCCAAACAGCTATGGAACTTATTAAGCTCAAGACCATGGAAGCGGACTTGGCGGAACGCCAATATATGGATACGACAAAGCTGATTTCTGAGGCTCAAGCGCATCATAACGAAACTATTGAGCGCCAAGTAGCGCTAAAAGAGCGATTGGATGAAATTACTAAAACCCTCAATGAAACCAATTTGTCTCTTTTGGAATCCCAAAATCGGGTCATCGAGCTAACCTCGATTGCTAATGAGATTTCGGAAAAATATGGAATGACGCTAGACCAAGCTCGTGTCTATGTCAATAACTTGGATATAGCCAGCGGAAATCTTACAGAGAAAGACCGCGAACTAGCTGAGGCGGTTCTAAAATTAGAGCAAGGTGAAACTAAACTTGATGAGGTAACAAGAAAAGTAAAAGATACCCAAGATGAGCTTATTGGAACTGGTGAGGCTTTAGATGAACAACGTCGCGGAGAAGTCGCCGAACTTAAGAAAGTCGAATTAGCGACATTACTTCAAGCTGGCAAATACGACGAACTGAAACAAAAAATGATTGAGCTCACACAACAGGGATATGAGTATACTAACGCTAATGGAGAACAGGTCAAGGTAATTGGAGAAGATGTAGAAAATCTCGTTAATTTCTTCGGTGACCAACTTGCTCGTGGTCAAGATGACAATGCCAAAGCATGGAGGGCAATGTGGCAAGATGCGGATAGAAATATCAACAATTTGAAAAACTCTACAGGCAGCCTCGCCAATACAATGAGATCCGAGGGGGTTAAGGCTGGCGAGAATGTAGGGGAAGGTATTGGGCAAGGCGTAAAGAGCAAGCAGGGTTGGCTGGGCTCTACTATTGGTAGCATTGGTAGTTCTATGCTTGGTGTCTTCAAGAAGCAATTTGATATTCATTCGCCATCAAAAGTCATGGCTCAAATGGGCTCGTATATCATGCAAGGTGTTGGCGTAGGACTTGAAAGCGAAGAAAACTCGCTTAATAAGATGATGTCGGGCATAGGTAGCTCTATACAAGATAGTTTCAGCGATGCCGTAACTAACATTCCTAATATAATCTCCAGTTTAAGTATTGATAGCCTTGGAACAAGTATAAACTTACCAGAGGTTAATAGCCGGATTCAACATCAGATTAAAGATGAGTTAAAAGTTCAAAAACAACCAATCGAGCTTTCTGCAACTTTGCAAATCGACGGCAAAGATATACCTGTCTCACTAAATTTTGCGCAAAACATGGCAGATTCAATCAACAGGGTCTCTCAACTGAAAAATCATAGCATTATAAAAGTCTAATCCTCTTCAACTGTATAAGTAAGCCTTTCCTCTTTCCCGTCAAGGTTGGTATAAGTTATCACAAACCCTCTACTACCATAGCGTGTATAGTTTAGGTTTGGGAGAGTTTCCTTTACGGACTCAATGTCTTCCGTAAGATTCTCTAGCTTCTCTGGGAAATAACCTTTATCAATATATTGAAGCTTGGCAGTGAGGTATAATTGCTGTGCTACTGATTCTTGATGGTTACGTTTTGACTGGTCTATAAGACCTTCGGTTGTCAAAGGTTCTTTCTCGGGTTGGCTCGAGGTATGGTTTATTAAAAAAATTGCGCTTACGGCTAATACGCCAACTGCTATTACACCTAGCAATATATAGGTGAGTTTCTTATTTTTATGCATTCTTATCCTTTTGTGGTAAGTTGTTATTTATCGTGTTACTAGTAGACCAAAAACGGCACTCACGTAGTTGTTCCAAAACTATTCTATAAACCAAAAACTTCAGTCTATAACTCGTGAATGCCGGTTATGGCAACCGAAGCTCGTGATTGATAAAATAATTTTGGAACACTCTTATTATATCACGTCGATATTAAGTCTGTAACATTGACCATTGAGCAGGTACCCCAGCACAATCATTCTCTACCTATACCATTTGAGTGGGGAGGAGGAAGCGGCTCTATGACGCATACGACTGGATGGAATTACCCCGGTGCTGCGACCAGAACCGGAGATACGGGCGGAGGACAAGCTCATTCCAATCTGCAGCCATATGTAACTTGCTATATGTGGCGAAGGACAGTTTAAGCTGTGCGACGCCAGAAATAACATGTGGTATAGGGCTGAATATTGGAGTGCGCATTACCACTACCCGTATTGTATGTTTCACCCACGATAGGGATATCGTTAAATTGTGTGTTTGATCCCCATACATATGCTGAGGGCGCGAGCCAGTTGCCAGAGCCAGTTCCAGTTGCCGTCCAGGCATTTTTGAACCTTAAATTTTTCACGCCGTGACTATGTGACGGCATCTGAGCTACACTCAATGTTACAGACTTATCACCACCAGTCTTATTTACGGCATTAAATTCAGCCTCTGAAGCGCTATACCCTACCGGCACTCTTCCAGCGC